ATTCAAGGTGAGTCGATGAACATTGCAGAACTCGGCGTCAAGATCGACTCGGCCGATGCAATCCAGGCGAAAACCAGCCTGGATGAAATGGCGAAGGCTGGCGGCCGGGCCGAGCAGTCCGCCGTTTCGCTGATGAACGAAATGCAGGCGCTGGAAAAGTCGCTGTCCACCAGTGCCAAAACCACCCAGGACCTGGCAAAACAGCGGGAGGCGCTCGCCAAGCTGACTAATACCGGTGCCTATGGTGAGGCCGAGGCAGCGAAGATCTCTGCGCAACTCGACAAGCAACAGGTGGCCCTGGCCAAGTCTGCCCTGGATGAGCAAAAGGCCTTGAACAGCCTGCTGGGTGCTATCGATCCGGCCCGTGCTGCGCTCGCGAAGCTGGATACCCAGGTCGAGCAACTGGGCAAGCACTTGGACGAGGGGCGCATCAGCCAGGAGCATTACAACAGCGCCCTGGGCAAGATCGACAAGGACTACGCCAAACTCGAAAAAACCACTACCGGTTTCGACAAACTGCGGCTCGGTACCCGCCAGGCACAGGAGAATGTCGTACAGCTGGGCAACGCGCTGTCTTCCGGCGACTGGGGTAGCGGCGTACGCGCCGTGGCTCAGTTGGGCACGGGTGCTGGCGCGGGCGCTGCTGGGCTTCTCGCCATTTTGGGGCCACTCGCTCTGGCCACCGCTGCCGTGGGTGGCTTGGCAGTCGCCTACTACAAGGGCAGCGAAGAGCAGGACCGTTACAACAAATCGCTGATCCTCACCGGCAACTACGCCGGAGTGAGCGCCGGGCAACTGGGCGACATGGCGCGCCAGGTGAGCGCTACCGTGGGCACCACCGGCCAGGCCGCGGCAGTCCTGGCGATGCTGGCGGACAATGGCAAGATCGCCGGCGAGAGCTTTACCGGAATCACCCAGGCTGCAGTGTCGATGCAGGAAGCCACCGGCAAGGCGGTCAGCGAGACGGTCGAGGAGTTCGTGAAGCTCGCCGACGACCCAGTGAAGGCTTCGGCTGCACTGAATGAGCAGTATCACTACCTTACTGCGTCGGTTTACTCGCAGATCACAGCACTGGAAGAGCAGGGCGACCACGCCGGCGCGGTAAAGCTTGCAACCGAGCAATACGCCGACGCGATCAACGAGCGCACACCGAAGATTCTGAAAAACCTCAGTTTTTGGGAGCGTGGCTACAACGCTGTGGCGCGTGCTGCCGACAACCTCAAGAATATTGGCCGCCCGGACATCGGCGCCGATATCGAGCAGGCTCGGCGTGACCTGGCGAGCGCTGAGGCGGGCAATGTTGGCGCCTTCCAAAACAAGCAGGTGATGGTTGATTACTACACCAATCAGCTGAACATGCTGGAAGACCAGCGCGACGCCGAAGCCGATATTGCCAAGCAGGAAGGCGAGAGGGCTAAAGCGCAGCAGTCCGCTGTCACCTCGATGCAGAAGGTGGACGCACTCACTAAGTCTTCATGGACCAATGAGCAAAAGCGCACCGAAGCACTCAAGGACTACAAAAAACAACTCGAGGATATCCGCAAGGTTTCGCCGAATGACCCACGCCTGGCCCAGGCAACTGTCGATAAAAACATCTCCAATATCAACGACAAGTTCAAAGATGCGGAAACACCTGGCACCCCGGTCGACCTAACCAGCTTCAACAACGCCAAGAACGACCTGGCAGCCATCACCGACACCTACAAAAACTACCAGAAGGAACTGGATGCGGCGCAGAAGGCCGGCCTGCTGTCCGAGGCTGATTACCTGCTGCGGCGCCAGGCGCTGATCGGCAATCAACTCGACCAGACCACTGCGGCCTACGAGGCCGAGATTGCCGCGTTGGAAGCCACCAAGGGCAAGAAGACCACGTCGGCCGCGCAAAGCATCCAACTGGACCAGAAGATCGCCGACGCGCGCGCAGGGATGGTCAAGGCGCAGAAGGACGCCGACAGCCAACTTGAAGTATTGGCGACCAACGAGACCGGGCGGCTCGCCAAGCAGGAGCGGGCGATCAGTTCGTACGTGCAGGCGCTGGGGCAGCAACAGCGGGCCCTGGAGTTAGCCGGGCAACGTGCCGTGCTGGGCGTCGGCCAGGGAGATCGCCAGAACGCACTCAACGGGGAGCTAAACAGCCAGCAAGACCGGTTTGCTCAGCAGTCGCTGGAATTGGAAAACCAGCGCTCCGACCCATTGCGCAATATGTCGGATGAGGAGTTCACTCGTAAATCGCAGGCACTTGCAGATGCGAACAAAAAGGCGACCGACCAGATCCGAAAAAATTACGCGGATGTAGAGGCCGCCCAGGGCGACTGGACGAAGGGCGCTACGGCGGCCTGGGAAAACTACCTGGACTCGGCGCAGAACATTGCGGGTCAGACCAAAAGCCTGTTCGGCAATGCCTTCAGCTCCATGGAGGATTCGATGGTCAACTTTGCCGTAACCGGCAAAGCATCGTTTGCCGACTTCACCAAGTCGATTTTGGCGGACATGGCGCGCATCGCTACACGGCAGGCCGGTTCGGCATTGCTGGGTAGTTTGGTGGGGGCGGCAGCGAGCTACTTCGGTGGCAGTGCGGCCGGCGGCGGTAATGGTCTTGCTGCAGGTTCTGCGGGAGCGAACTCGTCGAATCTCGGCGCCTCAGCGGCCGGCTACTCCAACACCTACTTTCCTCAGGCGCTGGGTGGTGCCTGGACTGGTGGCGTGCAGATGTTCGCCGATGGCGGCGCGTTTACCAACTCCATTGTCAGCAAGCCCACGGCGTTCGGAATGGCCAATGGCAAAACCGGCGTTATGGGTGAGGCTGGGGAAGAGGCGATCATGCCGTTGACTCGGACGTCCGGCGGCAAGCTCGGGGTTATGGCTGTTGGGAGTGGAGGTGGTGGTGTGAATCTCAGTTTGAGCATGCCGATCATCATGAGTGACCAGGAAGCGGGCAGGCCAGACGGCGCCGAGTTCGACGTCGAGACCTTCCAGCGCAACATGGAGACGCGCACCCGGCAGGTTGCAGTTGAAGAAATCGCCAAATCATGGCGCCAGGGCGGCATCAGCAGCCGAAACGTAAAAGGGTGATCTATGGCAATTGAACGGTTCACCTGGGCAACGGAGAAAGGCGCGGAGGGTGAGATCACTCAACGCGCCCGAACCAAGCAGTTTGGCGATGGATACGCTCAGTCGGTCGAGGACGGCATCAACAACCGATCGCAGTCCTGGCCGGTGACCTTCACCGGGCAGAAGAAGCGCATCAAGGACATCATGGCGTTCCTCGATCGGCACAAGGGGGCAAAGGGCTTCCTCTGGGAACCACCCCTTGGCGAGCTTGGCCTCTACAAAAGCACCGGCTACAAGCCTGTGCACCGCGGCGGCCAGGTCTACGCCATCACCGCGACCTTCGAACAAACCTTTCACCCCTGAGATAACAGCCCATGGCACTGATCACGGACATCCAGAAACTGGAGCCCGGCGGCGAGATTCGCCTGTTTGAAATCGACGGGACCGAGTACGGCGCGGATTACCTGCGCTTTCACGGGCACGCCATCCCGCACACTGCAGAGGAGTTGCTGGCCTACGAGGGGTCGGAAGAGGATCTGCCCGCCAAGTCGATTATCTGGCAGGGCCAGGAGTACGCGGCCTGGCCGGTGCAGATCGAAGGCATCGGCTCAAACAGCGATGGCACGGCTACTCGGCCCACCTTTGCGGCGGGCAACGTCAATGGGCGCGTCACTGCGCTGTGCTTGGCCTTCGAGGACATGCTCAAGTTCAAGCTGACGGTTCGCGAGACGCTGGCCCAGTACCTGGACGCGGCCAACTTCACGGACGGCAACCCAAGTGCTGACCCGACGCAAGAGGCGTTGGAAATCTGGTACATCGATCAGAAAACCAGCGAGGACGGCGAGGCGGTGGTGTGGGAGCTGTCTTCCCCGGGCGAGATCGACAACCACGGTCTGCCTGGGCGGCAGATGACGACGCTGTGCCATTGGAGCATGACAGGGGGATATAGAGGCCCTGATTGTGGATACATCGGCCCGTACCGTGACACTGATGGAAACCTCACGGACGACCCAGCAAAGGACGACTGCGATGGATGCCTTTCGACTGGTTGTAAGGTGAGATTCGGGGAGCACGAAGAACTCCCATTTGGGGGGTTCCCAGCTGTGAGCTTGATCGCTCGCAGTTGATACAATAGGGCCTCAGTTCTACGGCACGGAGGTCATTGATTCGGGCTGCTGCTTTTCTTCGAGGTGCAGGGGTTAATCATGAAGAACTTGAAAGATTTTTCGGGTAGTCAATTTGTTCGATGGACCGTAATCCAAGAGAACGAAAGCAGAGGTGGACGGCGATATTTTTTGTGCCGCTGCGACTGCGGAAAAGAGGCTTCGGTTCTTCTCTACAGCCTGACCTCTGGGGCATCAAAGTCTTGTGGCTGCTTACAGAAGGAGGTCGCTTCTAACACTGGCAGAACTCATGGTTACAGCGACCACCCTCTTTACCATACTTGGATTTGCATGCATTACCGTTGCTCAGACCCCGGGTATGTCGATTATCCGAAGTATGGCGCGAGGGGCATCTCCGTCTGCGATAGGTGGTCTGACTTCAATCTGTTCGTTTTTGACATGGGTGATAGGCCGGACGGCATGACCCTTGACCGTCGTGACAACGATGATGGGTATTATTTGGAAAATTGCCGCTGGGCAACTGCAGAGCAGCAGAACAGAAATCGTCGCAATAGCCATATGATCACCGCATTCGGCCAAACCCTCAGCTTGGCTGAATGGGTGGAGAAGACTGGCATCGGGCGTTATGCAATTCGCGGCAGATTACGGGGAGGCTGGGAGCCCGAACGGGCTCTATCCACTCCCGTAGACCATTCAAGAAAAATAGTTTAACCAAGGGCGCTACGGCGCCCTTTTTAGTGGGCGCTAAAAATGCGAAAACATATCGTCTCAGCCATCCAGGCGCACGCGGCGGCGGAATACCCCCGTGAGTGCTGCGGCCTGCTTCTAGCCGTCGGCCGGGCGCAGAAGTACGTCCCGTGCCGGAACATCGCCACGGAGCCGAGCGAGGAGTTTCGGCTTGATCCGGAGGATTACGCCGCGGCGGAAGACTTGGGCGAGGTGATCGGGATTGTCCACTCTCACCCGGACGCCACCAGCAGGCCGTCGCCGCATGACCTGGCCATGTGTGAGGCAACGGCGTTGCCTTGGCATATCCTGAGCTGGCCCGAGGGTGATCTGCGCACGATCACGCCGACTGGTAGCACGCCGCTGCTCAGGCGCCCGTTCGTGCACGGTGCCTGGGACTGCTGGCAGGTTTGCGCAGACTGGTATCAGCGTGAGTGGGGGATTGAGTTCGAAGCCTTCCAGCGCACTGATGGCTGGTGGGAGAGTGCCGAGAACACCAGCCTGTACGAGCAGCACTACGAGGCTGCCGGCTTCATTCGCGTTGACCGGCTAGAGCGCGGCGACCTGATCGTCATGCACGTCGGGCGGACGGTTCACCCTAACCATGCGGGGATCTACCTCGGTACGGATCCGGCGCTACCAGGTGAAGAGTCCGGTACGTTCGGCCCTGGACCATTCCTGCTGCACCACCTGTACGGCAGGCCGTCCGAGGTCATCGTCTATGGCGGCCCGTGGCATGACCGAACACGCATGATCCTCAGGCACAAAGATGCAAGACAACCAACATGACGCGGCATGGCCGTGGGAGGCGAGCATGGGCGATCTATCAGATTGGCTCGAAAATGAGAGTCTCGCAAACCTTGCAAGATACGCAGGCCGACCTGCAGAGCATTTGCGTTGCGTAATAGTCACCGAAGCGATGAAGGATGCGGCAATGGAGTACGTCTATAGCTTGTATGACCAAAATATAACGACCTTCATGCTGGACGACATTTACAGGATCATGTCAGTTCTTCATCCGGCAGATCTGGCACGCCAAGCAGAGCTTCCTTCACCCGCGCATGCGTGTCATCAAACAATTCAAGCGCCTTGTCCTTCACAAAACTAGGAACGTCAGGAGCTGATAGTGTTGCGATTGTCATCATCAAAGTGTTGACGTGAAGCAGGCCAAGCGAAACTGATTTGAGCGCTTGAATGGTGAATAGCTGTGTCCCGGCAGCGTTTCCGAGGTTCATGCTCAAGAAGTTGGTGGCCGTTGCGGATTCTTCACCTTCCGGTGATAAACCCCAATGCCAGTGAGCAACGATGTTTCGAGCGCTTGAGAGCTTTCGGTAGTCAGCAACACATGAATCAATACGTGAAAGGAGGGCCGGGTAAATCAGTGATTCGTTCGACCTACGAAACGCAATGAGCAAATCAAGCAGCGCCCCAGCTTTGAGCTTCAGGGATCGAGTAATTACAACGGACTGACTTTCTTTCAGTCCGGAAATCGCTGCGAAAAGACCGTATAGCCCTTGATCGCATAAAGCATGGTTTATCACAACCTGACCAATTTCTTGCTTCATTGCATCGCTAGGGCCAGCGAGATAGCCGTACTGTTCACTCACATTAACCTCCATGTCCGTATACGCGCCGGAATTGGCGCAACCCCAGTCCTTGGGCTTGCAGGCGAAGGACTGGGAAATCCTTTAGCCTTTTGTTTGAGTCTTGACGATCAATTGCCACTGCACTTCGATCTTCGGATCGGCGTGCTGATGGCGGTTCTGAGGAGGGAAGTGATCGCCTTTATTGGATGTGATTTCGTGCCCGCAGCCCGTGCATCGGTAGATGCCGGAGGCCGGGACGATACTCCCGACTTTGTAAGCGTACTTCCAGTCCTCTAATCCAGTCAGTACTGTCGGCATGACTTGCTTGATGTAGTTGACGGTATTCGCAATGACCTCTGCCATATTCATTCCCTCGAATGGCTTTTTAGGAGGCATAAAGCTACTACGCCGAACCTTTTCCCAGTTACTGGCATTCCATCCACGCTGGATGCCTGGACAGGTTCCGACAGGGCGTTATTCTTGGTAGTGGCATTTTGGTGCTAGAGTTGATTTTTTCTCAAAGGAACTGAGTCATGGCCCTCAGAATCAGGAAGAGCATCAAAATCGCCCCGGGCGTGAAGATCAACCTCAGCAAGAGCGGTATCAGTACTTCCTTGGGTGTGAAGGGGGCGACAGTAAACCTCAGCAAGCGCGGAGCCCGGGTTACAACGGGACTTCCTGGAACCGGCATTTCGAGTTCGACGCTTTACAAGTCGAAAACCAATCAAGCCGCACCAGCACAGCCACGGGACTACTCGACGGCGGAATGGGTGGTCGCTTGGATCATCGGGGAAATTCTGGCGCTCGTTGGGTGGGCTAAGTTTGATGGAGGCGCGCGCGTATTGTGCGCGATGCTGGCGATAGCGATACCGGTTGGATTGTTTCTTTACTATCGCTCGAAGCGTAGCCTCTAGAATTTTGGACAAGCAGCAGGGAACGACATGCGGATTTTACTAGCTGCGGTAGCGGTGGCGATGCTGGCGGGCTATGCACCATCCGCGAGCACCTCCCAACCCTGACTGCATTTCTAGCAAGGCCAGGATGTGCCTCGAATTATAGGTACGGGAGGCGCTGGCAAGCTTTCCATGAGTGCCTTCACGCTCTGGATGATCAAGCTACCCAGTTGCCTGGTGTTAAATGGATTCCCGTTTGAATTAACAAGAGAGACATTGAGGCTTATCGCCATCTCTCTGAGGACTGGCTTTGCCGGTTGTACAGGTTGGCTGTCCCGGAATACAGCAATGGTGCCGGTTTCAAGCTCTCGTATGACATACCCGTGGTAGCTAACCTGATTGACTGTCACCAGTTCGCTCTGAGGTTTTGATCGTTTCAAAAGCCGGCTCAAGGGGATTGAGCGTTTTCCTTGCGTCTCTGGGCCCATCATCACCAACGCATCATCAAGAGATGCATCGAGCAGCGTTTCAATCTCCATGTCATCTGTATTGATTCGTAGAATAATCACCCTATCCACCTCGGAGAGTGACCGCGGGTTGAAAGATACGTGACCTGCGTGATCCATCTTTGCAGTCGTTTTAACGGACACCTTTTCGCCCTGTGCGCTAACCACGTCATAACCTTTCTGGTTAACAGACACAGCCATTTGGCCATTCGTTATCAGCGCTGCGTACAGCTCACCGATACGACCGCAAAGATGTCTAAGCTCTGTCGGCGGCACCCCCCACTGACGCTCACGCTCAAACCAGGCCATAGCTTCACCCAGTGACTGAATAATCTGCATTTGGGTTAGGGCCATCACAAACTCCATTGTGAATTAACAAGTCGCGTAATTCGTACGTTTAAGTGAAAGCCTGGCAGACTGGGCTACTTTTGGATTGCTGCAGGCTGCGGGTCTAGCATTTCAAGAAGCATCTGATCGTGCACCGCGCGTGTTGCCCTGTAGAACATGCAACGATCCAGCAGAATCCTCTTCATGCTTCGGGCCGAGGCAATGTGCCTGGGCTCGACAGAGATCGTTGCGGTTTTCTCGGTCCTGTTATCGGTCACCTCTAGTTCGTAGCTCCCAATTAGGCCGTCACTGCGCTTGGTGTGTCCTAGAAGTTTGAAGGTGAGGGTAGACTCCAACACGCTGATCTCCGATGGTTATGTGCTAACACTCAAATCCACAGAGTCATATTTATAACGTATTGAAGTGCTTTTTTGCATCTGCACTCCTCAGTGCTACAGTCCCGCCAAACCAAAGAGAGCAGCATGTGAATCTCCTGCAAGGCGTTGCGAGATGTAGCAAGGGTAGGGGCACCTGGCCAAGCAGACGAAATTGGTGACGTCCGCCTTCGACTCAAAGCTGCCTGCGGTTTCTGCCAGGCTGCAGGTCAAAAACTGGCTGCGAATCAACCTTTAACTCGTCCAGTGCTCCTGAGCCACTTTATCCGGCCACGCAGAACCAAGAGGCAGCAGTGTCAACCAGGTTTCCGCAAGCTTGTTGGCCTCGATTCGATAGAGCTGAATGCCCGCCCGAGTTTGAGTGGCCCCAGTGCCCGGATCAGTCCATTTCAAATTGAAGCGGAACCAAGCGCGGTCGCCTACGAAACTGTGCTCGTAGATAACGAAGCGGGTATTGGGGCGTGCCTCTCGAGCCTTGGCAATTTCTTTGGCGTATTCTTCAGGCGTTACCGTGCGATCACCAAGTTCATCATGCCGTATGTACCCTTGCGCCATGCACTGAGGAATCAGATCGTATTCACCCTCATGCCAGACGCGTTCCCAACGATCAAAAATGTCCTTCAGGTTCGAAGCAGCTGTCATCAAAAATACCTCTTGCTTATTTGCACTATGCCGAGGCAGGCTAACACACGTTTCGAACGAGGCTGTCACCACGAAGCAGCTTCTGGCCGACTTCTGCCGATCGCGCTAGGCCCTAGCCAGTCATATGCTGGCGTTCAAAAAAAACACGCAGCGGGAAGGCGCAGATCCAGCCTGAATAGATTGCTTGTGTGATAAGCGAGCTTAACGCTAGCAAGGCGTTGACGCTCTGCGAATAAGACTGTTGACAGGCCCGACCAATTCAATTAGCCCCGATCCACCAATAGCATTTTTCTCCCGCACCAATTCTTGCAGCAGAATTGGCATGCTATCGTTGCTCAGGATACTTTTTTGACATACATCTATGCGCCCATCAACTGCTACAAATGTGAACGATTTCGTCGTATGCGGCATATCTCGCGACTGCGTCAAAGTTCTTGACCCTGTCGGCAAAATTGTTTCGTTCAATGATGATGGTCTCCGGCTAATGGAGATTGATCATTTCGATCAGGTTTTTAACATCTATTGGCCAGAGTTATGGCCAAGTGATGTTAGAGAGCTAGCAAGCGAAGGCCTTGCCCTGGCAAAGCAAAATGGAGTCGCTACCTTTCGGGCGCCTTGCCCAACTGCGAAGGGCAATCTGAAATGGTGGGATGTCACAATCGCAGCCATACCTGGCCCGTCAGTCTTATTCGCCGTCATATCCAGAGACATTACTGAGCAGTACGTTGAAGAAATTGCTCGGAAAGAGAAGCTCGAAAGGCTTGAGGATATTGCTGACTCAAACACCGATGTTCTTTGGGATATTGATCTTCAAACTGATCGTGTCTGGTGGGGCGAAGGGATGCAGCGACTCTTTGGCTACGGAACTGATCAAATCGAAGAAAGCACGGTTTGGGGCCACGATCGTATTCATCCTGAAGATAGAGCCAGAGTCACTAAGGGTATGTCTGAGGCTGTTGCCGATGGATCTACGTTTTGGGAGGACGAGTTCCGATACAGGGCTGCTGATGGTTCGTACATCACTGTTCTGGACCGTGGCTCAATTATCCGCAATGCTTCAGGTGCTGCGGTCCGGTTTGTCGGCGTTACGCAAGATATCAGCGAGAGAAGCAAAAAGGCGAAGACGAATGAGCTGATGGCTGGTGAGCTCTCCCACCGGGTCAATAATATTCTTGCCATTATTTCCGCCCTTTTTCATCAGTCTGTGAGAGTCAGCGAGAGTTTGGAAGCGCTTGAACATTCCTTCGGAGAAAGGCTGTTATCAATGTCTAGCGCCAACAAAGCAATTATGAGGGGAACAGGTCTCACCGCAGGTATACGAACATTAGTGAGTGAACAGCTCGGTCCATTTATTGGATCCGGTCGCCTGTTACCGGATGGACCCGAATTGACTCTTGTAGCAGAGGTAGCGCTTCCCTTTGCCCTGACACTAAATGAGCTGGCCACTAACGCAGTTAAATACGGGGCCTTATCGAACGATGGGGGCAAAGTACTCATCAATTGGCGCTGTGAGGACGATACCTCTGCAATCGTTGTTGACTGGGTGGAAACCGGCGGTCCCGTCGTAACGGAACCAAAGCGCAAAGGCTTAGGTTCAATACTTATCCAGCGGAGTATCCCCCGATCCTCAGTTGAGCGCTGGTTCAAACCCGAGGGATTCCACTGCACTATTAAATTAAGCTCTAAGCTCTCATGAGCTGGCGATTTGCAATTGCCGCAAACGCCGACGTAGTACATGCCATGGATATTCCAAGCCTGTGGACTTCCATGGGCAATCAGTAGCGTGAGGGAAGGCATGGTTGGCATACCTTGCCCGCAGCACTGCGTTACAGGCTCGGCATTCAATTGAAAAATCGCTGAGTTCCCAACGTTCACTCCAATCCTTAAGGTCGGACTCAAATTTCGTCAGGCTTGTATCCAATTCATCACTCATTTTCCTAGCGCTCTTCCATATATATGAGTTGGTAATTTTTCTGAGTAAGGGCACTGATATCCCTTGAGTGAAAAGTCAACGATTCTTGGTTCGAACTCACTAGGAGTTGTCTTTACTCTAAAGCTTCAGAGACAGCTACAGCATATCTAATGGGGTCTTGACCATCCTAATTGGCCAACGTTCAGTAGTGTTGACGAAACATATTGCCGTTGGTTGGTACCCTCGGCCATCCAATCGACGGAATCAATCTCTGTCGTCACTAGCTTAATGGTGTCGGTGTGTCGCCAGGTGTGAAGTCCCAGAGATAAGTTTTTCGCGACCATCTGATCAGTCGCTTGGTCAATGTTGGCCGGAAGCTGCCCTCATCATAGCCCAGCCCAGCGCTGGGCTTTTTGCATCGATCCCTCAGTGCTACAGTCCCGCCAAACCAAAGAGGGAACGACATGCGGATTTTGATAGCGGCAGTAGCGGTAGCGGTGCTGGCGGGGTGCACCACGCCAGGTGATCTCAAAAGCGGAAAGGCGACCATCAGCGCATCGTCGAATAAGGCGCCTAAGCAATATGCTCTCTGCGTAATGCCGAAATGGCAGGATGCTCGCTCAGGCGCCACGATGACCGAAACCTCGACTGGTTACAGGCTAATCGTTGCTACTGACTCGACCGCCGAGGAGCTTCTAGAGGTGAATCGATCCTCAAATGGAAGCAGTGTTGCGCTGTATCAACGATTGTCCTGGGCCCCCGGTTACGGTAGATCAGCAATTGAAAAGGCCGTCCGCGACTGCCTTGAATGAACAACCTCATCAGGCCGCCTACGGGCGGCTTTTTCATGCCCGGAGAAAACCATGGCAGCGCTTGCAATCGAATACCAACCACTCACTACAGTCCTGCTCTTTGGTCAGCTACGCCAGTTCGGTCGTTCTTTCAGGCTGTCGGTAAGAACGACCGCAGAGGCGATAAAGGCTCTCTGCGTGCAGGTTCCTGGGTTCGAGCGTTTCTTGTCGAATGCGAAGTCGCGAGGTATTGAGTTCGCGGTGTTCAGGGGGAAAAAGAATATCGGTGAGGGCGAGCTCTCTTTCGGCGGAGAAGGTGACATCCGCATAGCTCCAGTGATTACAGGTAGCAAGCGGGCTGGGATTCTCCAGACGATTGTTGGTGTAGTACTACTCGCTATTTCTTACGTATTCCCGGTTACTGCGCCATATTTGGCACCGGCCGGTATTGGCCTTGTCGCTGGCGGTGTGATCCAGATGCTCAGCCCCCAGGCCGGCGGACTCAAAACCAGCGCGGCCCCCGAGAACACCCCCGGCTACGCCTTCGGCAGCGCCAAGAACACCACTGCATCCGGTAACCCGGTACCGCTCTGCATTGGCGAGCGCCGCTGGGGTGGGGCAATCATCAGTGCCGCCATCTACGCCGAAGACCAGATGTAGCCAATACCTGAAGCACCGCAGCCGCCCATGAGGCGGTTTTTTATTGCCTGGAGAAAAGCATGGGCGCAGCACTCAAGATTGATATCCACGGCGCCAAGGGCGGCGAAGACAAACCAAAAACGCCAACGGAAGCCCCGGACAGTCTGCGCTCGGTCGCTATCGCCAAGATGCTCATCGCTATCGGTGAGGGTGAGTTCGAAGGCACGCCTACGGCGCGCGACATCTATCTCGACAACACCCCACTGCAAGACCCCCAGGGCAACATGAACTTCCCAAACGTAAAGTGGGAGTGGCGCACCGGGGCGGTGGATCAGACCTATATCCAGGGGATCCCGTCGGTCGAGAACGAAACCACCATCAGCACCGAGCTGCGCAGCGGCACGCCATGGGTCCGGGCGATCAGCAACACCCAGCTTTCCGCCGTGCGCGTGCGCTTCGCCTGGCCAGCGCTCCAGTCTGTGGATGCCGGCGGGAACATCAATGGGTACCGGATCGAGTACAAGGTTGAACTGGCAACCGACGGCGGCGCTTACCAGCAGGTGCTGAGCGAAGCTGTCGACGGCAAGACCACCAGCGTGTACGAGCGCACCCGCCGCATCGATTTGCCGAAGGCTACTTCTGGCTGGCTGATGCGCATTACGCGACTGACGATCAACCAGAACAACAACAAAATCTCCGACACGATGCAGATCGCTGGTTTCACAGAGGTGATCGACGCCAAGTTGCGGTACCCGAACACCGCGCTGCTGTACATCGAGTTTTCGGCCGAGCAGTTCCGCAGCATTCCAGCGGTAACAGTCGGCTGCAAGGCTCGTAAATGGCAGGTCCCCAGCAACTATGACCCAGTTTCGCGGACATACAGCGGTATCTGGGATGGGACGCTGAAAGAGGCTTACACCAATAATCCAGTCTGGGCGACCTACGGAATCACCACCGTCGACCGCTTTGGCCTTGGCCGCCGCATCAAGCCGTGGATGGTGGACAAGTGGGAGCTTTATCGCATCTCGCAGTACTGCGACCAACTGGTGCCGGACGGGAAGGGTGGCCAGGAGCCGCGCTTCATCTGCAACCTGAACCTGCAGAGCAAGGCTGATGCCTGGTCGCTGCTGCGCGATATCTCAGCCATCTACCGGGGCATGACTTACTGGGCCCAGGGCCAAGTGTTCACCCTGGCGGATATGCCGCGCGCTACCGATTTCGACTTCGCCTACACCCGGGCAAACGTCCTCGACGGCAAGTTCACCTACTCCAGCGCATCGGAGCGCACCCGTTACACCCGAGCGCTGATCAGCTACGACAACCCGCTGAACAACTACGACACTGACGTCACGGCGGTGACTGACCAAAAGCTGCAGCGGCGCTACGGCGACAACCCGCTGGAGATCAGCGCCATCGGTTGCACCCGCGAATCCGAGGCCCAGCGCCGCGGCAAGTGGGCTTTGCTCACCAACTCCAAGGATCGGGCCGTCACCTTCAAGGTTGGCCTAGATGGCCGCATTCCGCTTCCAGGCTACGTGATCCCGATCGCGGACGAACTGCTGGCAGGCCGGCCGGTGGGCGGGCGTATCTCTGCGGTGAACGGCAAGGTCATCACGCTGGATCGCGACACCCAGGCAAAGCCCGGCGACCGACTGATCCTTAACCTGCCAGACGGGAAGTGCGAGGGTCGCACTGTGCAGTTGGTGAGTGGGCGGCAGGTGACCGTGACCACTGCCTACTCTGTGACGCCAGAGCGCGAATTGGTGTGGGCGCTGGATGCGGATGACCTCGCTATCCCGTTGTACCGCGTGGTCAGCGTGGCCCGGCCAGAGCCCGGTGTATTTGAAATCTCAGCCGTGCAGTACGATCCGAGCAAGTTCGACCACATCGACAGCGGCGCCCGGTTGGAAGAGCGGCCTATCAGCGTCGTACCGATCACAGTGGTACCGGCACCGACGAGCGTCGACATCACGTCGAACTACTCCGTGGACCAGGGCCTGGCAATCAGCACCATGAACATCTCGTGGCCTGCTGTGGCTGGCGCAGTGGCTTATGACGTGGAGTGGCGCAAGGACAGCGGAAACTGGATCAAGCTGCAGCGCACCGGCTCTACCAGCGTTGATGTCACCGGCATTTACTCGGGCGCATACCTGGCCCGTGTTCGGTCGGTGAGCGCGTTCGAGATCTCTTCGATCTGGAAGAGCTCCAACCTGACCAATCTGGAAGGGAAGGTCGGGTTGCCGCCCGCGGTGGCGTTCCTGACCACCACCAGCGAACTGTTCGGCATCGGCATCAAGTGGGGCTTCCCACCAGGTGCAGAAGACACCCAGCGCACCGAGCTGTGGTATGGCCAGGCCAATGACCTATCGGTGGCCACCAAGCTTGCCGACCTTGCGCACCCTCAGGCGAGTTACAGCATGCAGGCCCTCAAGGCCGGCGCGCAGTTCTTCTTCTGGGCGCGCCTGGTAGATCGTACCGGCAACGTCGGGCCGTTCTATCCCGTCGGTAACGGCGTGATGGGCATGGCCAGTGCAGACGCGGCACCGGTGCTGGAGTTGATCGCAGGCGAGATCGGCAGGACTGAACTCGGCAAGGACATCCTGGACGAGATCGACAAGATCCCAGGCTTGCAGGCGCAGCTCGACGCGCTCGATGGGTTGTCCGCCTACGACCCGGAGTCGACCTACCTTGAGTTTGACCTGGTGGTGGTTGGTAAACGGATCTATCAGGCCACCGGCCCGGTGCCCGTCGACACGCCGCCGCCGAATGCCAGTTACTGGCAGGACGTAGGCCAGGCGGTGGTCATGGCCAACGGTCTGGCGCGTCAGGTCGAAATCAACAAAACCAATATCACCGAGCTGGATGGTGTGGTCACGGCTACCGCATCGAGCCTTCAGGCCTTGCAGTCGGCCTATCGAGACGACGACGGGGAGGGCGACCTTGCGGACGCGCTCCAGGGCTACAGCGCCCAGGCGAACTTTGCGCAGGAGGTGAAGACGCAGGCGACGAAGAATGCGGCCATGGTGCAGCGGCATGCCGAGCTCACGGCTTCAGTGGGTGAAGTTAGCGGCTCGGTGACCGAGCTTGAGAGTGTCGTAGTTTCTGATCGGCAGGCAACCGCCCAGGCCATCCAGCAGATCGGCGTGAAGATCGGCGAGAACTCCGCAGATATTCAGACCGTGAGCAAGGCCCAGGCTGACACCGACGGCAACCTCTCGACGATGTGGTCCGTGAAAATGCAGCTCAATGCGAACGGTCAGTACGTCGCGGCAGGCATCGGGCTTGGTATCGAGAACGTAGATGGCCAGTTGCAGAGCCAGTTCCTGGTGAGCGCTGACAGGTTCGCCGTGGTGAACAACATCGATGGTGTGCTTTCTACGCCGTTCACCGTGCAGAACGGCCAAGTGTTCATGCGCTCGGCCTTCATTCAGGACGGCAGCATCTCAATGCTGAAGATCGGTGAGGCTCTGCAGTCCGACAACTACGTCGCGGGTGTTCAGGGATGGCGTCTGGATAAAGCCGGGAACCTTGAGTTCAACGGGCCCGCGCCTGGTGGTGGGCGCCTGACGATGACCAATAGGGCGATCAAGGTCTACGACGAAAACAACGTTAAGCGCGTGCAACTTGGAGACCTTACAGAATGACGTTCGCTATGCGGATTTGGGGGCCGACAGGGGCGCTGGAGCTGGATGAGAACTCGTTCACCGTTAGGGTTGTGTATTCCGCGTTGGTCTCCACTTCTGGAAGAAGTGTTTATATCTCAATTCCTGGAGTAACACCTGCCACTCACTCGGGTGTTTGTCTCCCAAACGGCTATTGGACGAACAGCTCGTCAGGGCAGGATTCTACGGTGTCGCAGTTTGATGTTCAGATTATTGACGGGGGTGTTCGAGTTTGGTTTAGCAATAGAAATATGCCCACCGGAAGGATTGGGGTTTCAACACAAAGACTATTGGTGATGAGGTATAGGTAATGTCCTATGGGCTAACGTTCACAAATAACTCTGATGTTGTAATCCTTGACTCTGAGTTTTCCAGATTGGTTGTAATATATTCGGGGGTGTATGGTCCTGGTGGCGGTGATTTTCCATGGGTGATTACATCGCTCGAACCGCCGCTAATTTTTGCAAGGCCAAGTTCAGGCGCCTTTCAGTGGATCAGGATTAATGGCTCTCCTGGGAACTGGACAGGCTGGAGCAATAGCAGTGCAGGGGCGTCGGGATCGTTTTTTATTGCGGCCTATGAATCAACACCAACCGCCAAGTATGGATTAAGGGTTTGGGATTCCAGTTCCAAACTCCTATTCGATAGCGGAACTCCTTGTGCACAGTTCACTGATGTGATTACAAGTTGGGGGTTCGCAGGATCTACGAACACCTCTGTCGGAAGGTGGACGTTCACGTGGGTTGCCGGTGTTCCGTTGAATACAGGCAACTACATGCTGATAAACAATATTGCTATGGATATGCCGGGGCAAGATACGTTTTCAAAGCTTAGCTGTGGCTGGAATTACGCAAACAATAGTGTTGTTGCAGTGCTGCAAAATATCGGGGACTACAACGGAGGTAGTTTTTCTCTACCGCTTTTCTTTGCAAAACCCATTTCCGTGGAGAATTAAATGACCTGGTACAAAACAGGAACGGTTGCCGTCACCTCCGGCAGCAACGCTGTTATCGGCACCGGTACGGCTTTCATCGCAAACGCGCGCGTGGGCGATGCGCTCCGTGGGCCTGACGGTCAGTGGTACGAAGTAACCAACATTGCCAGCAATACAGCGCTGTCGATCGCGCCCAATTACCAGGGCCCGACCGTTGCCGCCGGCGCCTACTCGCTGGCCCCAATGCAGGGTTACGTCAAGGATTCAGCTGATGCTTTGCGAGCGGCGGCCAAGGTTATCGCCGGTGGTGCCACGGACATGCAGGAGCAAGTGATAGCGGCGACTGAAGCTGCTCAATCGGCGGGGCAGTCCAAGGCAGTAGCCACTGAGCAGGCAGGAATTGCAAGTTCTGCCGCTACGCTTTCCACCCAAAACAAGGCCGCTTCTGAGGCTGCGGCAAGCACTGCGGTAGCTGCCAGGGATCTTGCTGTTTCGTCAAAGAACAGTGCTGTAATTTCTGCCACAAACGCTGCCAAATCTGCACAAGATGCGGCGGCGTCCGCAGGTCGGTCCATCGTCACCAGTGGCAGTCTGGACTCGCTGATAACGCCGGGCGGATACACAATCAATCCCAGCTCAGGCAATGCTCTTCCCGGATCCCCCCCAAATACAACGGGTTCATTTCGTACGTATGGGTATCTAAGCGTAGATGCCGGTACATTTAACACCACCCCGTATATAAGGCAAACTTGGCTCAATGGTGCCAATGCCGCGTCCACTGTCCGGTGGAAAGTGTCCACTAATGCGTGGTCCAGCTGGGTCGACTTTATGAGTACCGGTGATTTCGGGCTCGGCCTATCCACCGACTCTGTGACTGTCACAGACTGCAATAATGCGAAAACCAGTGGTAAGTACAGGATTTCAGCCACAGGTACTGCCAATGCGCCTGTTGCTGTTTTTGGTACTATTGAAGTTTCTATCTGGGATAATGTGAACATCACTCAAACTGTTGTCAGTCTGGATGGCAGGGTTTGGGTGAGGGCGCTATCTGCTGGTAACTGGCTACCTTGGGTGACAGTAACCCTTCCAAACATGGTAGGCGCTACGGCCGCGGAAAACGGGGTGAGGGGGGCGGTTCCCGCACCTGCATCTGGTAATAGATTGCAATTTCTTCGCGGGGATGGCGGGTGGGGATACCCTACTTGGGGCTTTATTACAGGAACCATTGCCCAGCAGGGAGACCTTATAACTTTACTGAATGCTAAGTTAGATACTACTTCGGTAGACTTTACAATTATCTACCCTAATGGTGGGAGCGCTACCTCCCCGGCGAACATCGTCAACAACACAAGGTATATCAGTGATAACCCCTTTGCTGGTAATCATATCGTTGTTGTGTTGGAGCTGTTAATGAATGGCTCTTGGAGTGATCCGGGGTGGGACGGCAACACAGGGTCCGGGAGCGCGACATACGGTTCTACGGCCTCTCAGATTCTGCCCTCCGACAAAATTATCACTCAGACCGGAACGGGCGGTGTTGCGACGTCAAGCAATTTGACTGGTGGCGGGCATGGAGCGAGCTTTTCAACTTCTCCAACCACAGCGCCGTGCAGGGTCAAGGTCTGGAAATTGAAAGGTGCGATCACATGATCCGTTACTACGCAAAAGTTGGCTCAACGTTTTATGAGGTCGATGAAACAGACCAGGGCCCAGAGGAAGGCTGGATCGAGATGGAAAGCGAAAGGCCCCAAGGTGAAAGCGGCATGGACTATACGGCCTTGGCCGATGGCACATGGGGCATTACACAGGAGGCGCTTTCAGCCAAAGCCGCCGCTATAGAAAGCGCCTGGCGTGAAGCGCAAATGCCCATTGCCCAACAGACCGTTACGGCCATCGACTTCGGCGAGGTGGGGATTCTGGGCTCTATCGAAGAGTGGAAACTCTACTGGCGCGCATTGCGTAAGTGGACCGCGGACAACCCCGACTTCCCCGACATCAGCAAGCGACCGGTTCAGCCCGACTGACTCGGTACCAAACACACCGGCCGCCTTGAGCGGTTTTTTTTGCGCCTGGAGAAAGGCAATGCCGACCACCGAAACCCGCGGGGTACGCAACTGCAACCCCGGCAACATCGATTACAACCCCGTCAACCAATGGCAGGGCCAGCTCAAACCAGACCCTGCGATCGAGAAGCGATTCGCCCGGTTTGACACCGCCGAGAACGGTATCCGCGCCCTGGGCAAGTTGCTGCTGACCTACCAGCGCAAGCACGGACTGAAGACGGTGAAGGCCATCATCAGTCGCTGGGCGCCGGCGGTGGAGAACGATACCGATGCATACGTGCGCGCGGTTGAGGTGAACACAGGTACCCGGCCCGGGGCGGATGTAGATCTGACCCTGGCGCCGGTGATGGCTGGTTTCGTCAAGGCGATCATCCATCACGAGAACGCCGGGTATGCCTATCCCGATGCAGTGCTGGCTGAAGGCGTGCGGCGGTCGCTGGCATGACGCCTGGGCAACTACTGGCATCGATCCTGCTGGCCATGGTGATCAGCTGCGGCGTCACCTGGCAGGTGCAGGACTGGCGCTACGGCGAACAGTTGGCAGGGATCGAGCGGGACCATGCTGTCGCACTCAAAGGTGCCGGCGACGAGGCCAGAAAAGAAGAACAACTCCGCCAGAAGGCAGTGAATAAGGAAGCAAGCGATGCGAGAGAACAGAACAAGGCTGCAGCTGTGGATGCTGGCGTTGCTGATGCTGCTGGTGACCGGCTGCATGTCGAAGCCAACCAGTTCGCCGCCACTGCCTGCAGCGATGCCGGTGCTGCCCAACGAGGCGCGTCAGCCACCCGCGCCGCAATGGTGCTCTCCGACCTGCTCCAGCGGGCTGACAAAAGAGCGGGAGAACTGGCGGCGGCTTATGACCGATCCAGAATAGCTGGGCTAGCCTGCGAGCGGAGCTACAACCAGATCACATCTCAACAGTAGGAATGGTCACTTTTCCGCAGTTTATGAGCTGACCTGCTGTGACCTGTATTCCGCTAGTTGGCTTTGCAGCGTATCCAGCGAAGAATCCGGAAGCGACAAGCGCAATGCATAGGAAGGAGTTTCTCAAGATCATGCTGGACGCCTATTAAACCGTTGATATTTAAGCATCCAGCACTGATTCCATTTTAAGCAAAAGGTTCCTGGTTACGCATTGCGTTATCGGTATTACCCACGGCGGTGACCAGAGGCTAATCGTGCAACGTACTTGCCTGAAAATGCCCGGGCGTTTGCTAAACAACCCCACTGAACTACCCTCATCACTGGAGTTCATATTGCGATCAATGGATTGGTCGATGGGGAAGCATGAATAAGCAGCTCGCAGGTCTCTCGTTTTTGCTCACTCTTGGCTGGGGCGCCGCCGTGGTATCTGTGATGTGGTACTTCTACGATAACTAGGCGACAGGTTCTATCAGCTCTGGCCCCTTGTTTCTAACATTTCCAATGGCCGTGCTGACCTTGAACCACTCAAAAGCTTCTGCCGGTTCACCCTGGTGCAGCACCATCTGTTCGGCTCGTTCTTTTGGTGTGGCCGGATCTAGCCATTCTTGGGCTAGTTCTGGCGTCAGCACCACGGGGCGGCGGTCGTGAATGTCCACCATGCCCCCGGCGCTGTCGGCGGTGATGATCACGAACCCGTCATGCTCGCACGGGCCCTCATCGGCATCAGGCAATTGTCCGATCGCAGCACATAGCACTGGTGCACCGTCGCGTCGACGGATCAGATAGGGCTGTTTCTTCGGCCCACCTTCATCCACCCACTCAAACCAGTTATCGATAGGTGCGATTGCCCTGTGCGGCCAGATCGCTCGGAAGAATGGTCCGTGAGCCACCTTTTCGACGCGTGCATTGATTGGTGCGGCGCGGTCTTTGGCCCAGTGAGGGCGCCATCCCCACCGCACGGAGTCGGCATGCAACAGGTCGCCCTGGATGTGGAGTAGTGCGACCTTGGTGGATGGAGCGACGTTGTAGCGCTCAATGGGCTCATCGCCCACGGAATTGGCCAGGGCATTGGGCATGCTCAGCGCTGCAACAAAGTCATGTATTCCCCGATACTGTGTAAGCCTTCCGCACATAGTCCTTTCCTCCAGGCATCAACTCAGACTAGCTGGCACCGGGCAGTTGGGCTTGCCGAATCTCGCTCAAAAGCCGCTGGTTCTCCATGAACAGGTGGTCGCGCTGCTGGGTAATCAAGTCGATGGGACGAAAGCTTCCACTGTCAGATGGTTCATCGCTTATGGCTGACATTCGATCAAGCGCGTCTCTCAAAGATTTCTCCGCTGATGCCTTGCCGGTGGCGAGCAGGTCATTCATCTGCACCAGTCCAGCCACATTGGCCCGCGCCTTGCGAAGCATCGCCTCGGTCTGGATGAGCTCGTCCTCCAGCAGGGCGCATTGGTGCTGGTACATTTCGAGAGGCGTGGGGCAGCCAAGCCACTCTGAGGTGTCTTCATCGATGTTCATTGCGGGAAACTCTAATGCTGTATGTATATACAGTAATCGAGATTTGGCGAGACGGAAGGCTTGAGGCGACGAATTGCAGATTTTCCCGATGATCAGTCAGGCGCCATCAGGACGGCTAGTGTCAGCTTGATGAACTCTTCGTTCTGGTCGATGGTGTGCAGGGCGCCGCGCACGTTCTCGGCTACCTCGGCGGAGCCGCGCTGCTCGACCCAGTTAGATAGCTCCATGATCGAAGCTTCTAGGGCCAGTTGGTTTTCGTAGAGTTTTGAGAGCAGGGAAGGGAGTAAGTCTGAGTTGGGCATGGCTGTTCCTCCGTGAAGTGAACAGCTTAGCAGTGAGGTTCAGGGTTGGTTGGTGTCCGGTCGGCAGGACGCCAGGGATGGGGAAATCATTTCCGCAACCCAACGCGCACCCCTTGATCTACGGGGCTTCCAGCGGTTTAGGAAATGCTACGATGCGGAAAGGATTGAAATCTAACCTGTTGTAATATAAGGAAAAATCGACAGTCTTGAAAACCGGCGAACGTTAATAGCGTTCCCAGGGTTCGAATCCCTGGTTTCCCGCCAAGATTAACGTGAAAGCCCCGTTCTTACGGGGCTTTCGTGTTTCTGGGGATTGAGTGGGAGGCGGTGGCTTTTCATAGGTGTTCCATAACTATTGTGGAAGCGTTCCAGAACTTGTCTATTTTGACGGCTTCGCGGTAGCGCCGATCCTCCTGTAAACACGCTTGGTAATTTCCTGTTTGCTGTGCCCCAGCAGCAGGCTTGCGTCGCCAATATCGACGATTTCCGATGCCGCCTTTGGCCGGATATCACGAAACTGAAACCCGCCAATCTTCGCGGCGAGCATCGGATCTCCCTGATCGATGGCTTTTTGCTGCGCCTTCTCCCGCGCCTTGTCCCAGCGCAAACGCAACATCCCTTTTGTCATCCTCCATGCTTGCTGATCAGCAGGCACTTGGAAGGGTGGTGTGCATTCCTCTCCGTTATCTCCCTAATCAATTTTCCCAAACTGTTTTCCCCGGCTTCCGTGCGCATGAGAATCCTGCGCTTCAGATTTGTCTTCCCTTGGGTAACCAGGACGTAATCCCCCTCAGTGTCATCACTGCGCATCGCACCTCGTGCCGCAGTGGTTGTAGCCGAACCACCAGCCGGCATCGATGTAGGCTTTCGCCGGAATAAAGCACTGGCCGGCATACTGGTCGGCCCAATGGGCACGGCGGCACGAAACTGCGCCAAAGTCAGTGCCGATATTGTCTGCACCCTGACGCCGAGCTGCGGCGTTCGAGGTGGCGAACTGAATATTGGATTCTTCCGGGTCGTTGGTTTCTACGGAGTAGGCCAGCACCTTGCGCGATGCTGGATCGACTTTTGACTTGCTCATGGATTATCTCCAGTCAGGCGCCGCCCTCCGTGATATCGGATCGAGGCGGAATGATTGATAGCGTTACTGGGTGGGGAAATTTACAATTTCTGTTTTATCATGGAGATGAATAGATGTTCCCCAAGTACGTGCGCCCAGTTGGCTATGGTTTGGTGGTAGTAGGAACGATCTCACTACTATTTTCGGCATTCGAGTTATTTGCTGGAAGAGATTCTCTGTTTGCCGTGGCTAAATCAGCAGTATTTGTTCTGGTTGGTGTCTGGATTATCAAGAGCGCAGTAAAGGCATAG